AAAGGGGATTCTTATGTCTTTACATTAAAAGTATAATAAATTTGGTTATAATAACTAAATCAGTTATATTTGATGTATGGAACTTAAATTAAACTTACCATTAGAAGATAAAAATAAGACTATCATTAAGATGATAAATCCTATTATAGGTAACTTAACTTCAAAAGAGGTTGAGATATTACTTGTTATTGCTGATAAGCAAATAAAAGTTTTAGATAAGAATACTAGGACTGATGTTAGAATGTTTTTAGATATGGATAAGTTTAACTTTAATAATTACATTAAGAAGTTAAAAGAAAAGAAGATTCTTATTCCAGTAGATAAGTCTACTCTTAATGTAAATCCTAAAATATTGTATATTTTAAAACATAACTCTATTAATCTGAACTTTGTATGATAGGTAATGAATTATATGAAGAGATTGTTAAAGAGATAAGAGTTAACTATCCTAATATTTCTAGTTTAGAAATTGAAAGAATAGTTGATTCTCAATTTAGAGTTATCAGAGATACAATGTCTAATAGAGAAGGTAAAGTAATACAGTTAATTTATTTAGGTAAATTTAGACCTACAGCATATAATATAGATTATGACAAAAATAAAAGAAATAATATCTAATATAAATAATACTTATACTATCAAGATGAATGATGGTTGGTCAGTAACTGCTAATATGAGTCAGTTAGAAAAATCATTTAAAGAATGTTACACAATGACATTATTACCAATTTTTAAACAATTAAATGATGAGCAAACTAAAAGAGATTTTATCAGGTTGGTCTAATGTAATTTGGTCTAAACCAGAAGTTGAAAAGAAAGCTATGGATAGAGCAATTATCTGTGCTGAATGTCCATATAATAGAGATAATGTTTGTGAGAAATGTGGATGTCCACTAATTGCTAAAACTAGAAGTGAATATTCTAAATGTCCTGAAAATCGTTGGTAATGAAAAATAGTGGAATTTACATAATAAGAAATAAAATAGACTCCAGAGTTTATGTAGGTTCTTCTAAAAATCTTAAAAGAAGACTAGAAAGACATTTTTCAGAGTTAAGAATGAATAAACATTGTAACAAATACCTACAACGATTTGTAAATAAATATTCAATTAATAATGTTTATTATGAAATATTAGAAAATTGTGAAGTTTCTTTTCTTTTAGAAAAAGAAATATATTATGTAAGTAAATATAATTCATTAATAAACAACAATGGATTTAATCTTATGTATCCAGATAGGACATTTTTATCAAAAAAAATAAAAGAAAATATTAGCAAGTGTTTAAAAAATAATCCTAAAAATAAAAAAATTAATGTTATAGACATAAATAAAAATATTATTTTTACAGGAATAGTATCAGACGCAGTTACTAAATACGCTTTAGATTGTTCTTCTATATATAAAATTTTAAATGGAAAAAGAAAAATGCACAAAAAGTTAACATTTGAATTAATTTAATATGGTAGTAGAATTTGAAGTTATAAGTCAATTACCATTAGCTGAAACAGGAAGATCTATTGCTAGATATGTTCCTATGAGGATATTCCAAAAGAAGTTATTTGAATTAGATAAGATTCAAATAGAAGAACATGTTAATAGTAAAGGTATTATTGTAAAGAAATTTACTACTGTTAAATATGACAATGAGTTTTACAAAATTAATAAACCTTATCATCAAATTAGAGATGAATATTTTGCACCAATAACTGTTAAAGGATTTAATAAATAATTATGAAATATACTGAATATATACACTTATTTGAGTTACTACAAAATGAGAAAGATCCTGAATTGGCATCTATAATCTCTAAAATGAAAGCAATGATATTAACTAGATTAGTAGTTTACTTATGATAAAAATAATAGATCTTAAAGATGGTAAGATAATTGTAGCACCAGAGTGTTTAGTTATAGAACCATTTAAGTCAGTTTATGAGAATGATAAATCTAAGAATAAAGTAGAGTCTTTTAAAGTCATGCAGTATGTATGGTTTCACTCTGCTTTTAAATCTCCATTCTTTCAACATTCTTCTGCTGACAGGCATAAATTAATTACTGAACTTATTATTAAGGATAAGAAGTTTGTAGTTACTGAACAGATTAAAGAATGTATTGTAGTATTTGAAAAAATATTTACAACTCCAGCAATGAAGTTATTTAGATCTGTACAAGAATCTATTGTTAAAATGGAAGAGTTTTTTAAGAATGTAGATTATAATGAAGATACTGTAACTAAGATTCAGAAAGCAGTAATAGATATGCCTAAAATGCAAGAAGCTATTCAGTCTGCTTTTGATAACTGTATGAAAGAACAATCTACAGGAGATAAGATTAGAGGTAATGCTACATTAGGAATGTTTGAAAATCAATAATTATGATAAACGATAACCCTTACATACCACATATTGAATTCTTTACTAATAGTAAAGAGTTTAGTTATTTGGCAAGAATATTTGATGATACTGGAATGTACACAATGGTTCCTCCAGGAACTGTAGAGTATATGGATTTTTGGAAAGATGTTAAAGATAAATGTATTAATGGATTTACTAATACTGATGGTATTAGAATTACAGGACAACATTTCTTTTACTTAAACTTTTGTCCAATATTAGGAGAAAAGAATGGTAGAAAATCTAAGATATTTCCAAAGTTTGTAGATTTAGATTATGAGTTCTTTCATATGTTAGAATATTGTAAAGAAAATCAAAAGTCTATTACTGCTGTTAAGGGTAGACGTCAAGGATGGTCTTATAAAGCTGCAGCATTATGTAGTCATGAGTTCTATTTTTACCCTGATAGTAAATCTGTTATTGGAGCTTTCTTTAGTTCTTTTAGTCAGAATACTATGAACATGGTTGTAGATAATTCTAACTTTATAAATACTAATACTGAATTTAGAAAACAACGTAATCCTGATTTAAAAGATTTTATTAAAGCTAGATACCAAGCTGATATTGGTGGAGTTAAAGTTTGGAAAGGATATAATTCTGAAGTTAAAGCAATATCTTTTAAAGATAATCCTACTGCTGCTGTAGGTCTCTCAGCAAACTGGTTAGTATTAGATGAAGCAGGGGTATTTCCTAATATTGTAGATTCTTATGGATATACTGAACCTTTAATTAAAGATGGTAGTACTTACACAGGAGTAGCTTTAGTATTTGGTTCTTCTGGAGATATGGATTCAGGTAGTAAGTATTTTTATGAGATGTTTACTAATCCTGATAAGTATAATATGCTATCATTTGAAGATCCGTTTAATCCACAAGGAACAATAGGATTCTTTAGTTCTGCTGCTAAAGGAAGATGGGGACTTTGTTTAAATCCTAAATCAATTTGGTTTAAAAAACCTATGGTTGATGAGAATGGTAATTCTAACTTTCAAGCAGCAATGGATGACATTGAGTTTTTAAGAGATAAATCAAGAAATGGTTTAGATCCTAAAGCTTTACACAGTACTACTACACAGTTTCCTTTAAGTTGGAAAGAAGCCTTTTTAAGAAATAAGGGTAATGTATTTGGTTCACCAGAAATGTTAGAATGGTTAGGTAACTTAGAAAATACTCCTAGTCTTAGAGGTTTAGCTCAAAAAGGAGAATTGTATTTTGGAGAAGAGAATAAAATACAATGGAAACCTAATGATGAGTTGTTACATTTAACAGATTTTCCATTAAAGAAAGATCCTAAATCAGGAGAAAGTCATAGTACTAATGGATGTATTGTAGTATGGGAACATCCTGAAAAAGTTAATGGTTATATTCCTGATTATTTATATATTGCAGGATGTGACCCTTATGACCAGGATAAATCAGATTCTGGATCTTTAGGTTCTTTTATGGTTTACAAAAGATTTTATAGAGCTGATAAAACATATGATATTGTAGTTGCTGAATATACTTCAAGACCTGATACTGCAGAACAATTCTATGAAAACTGTAGAAGACTATGTTTATATTATAATGCTAAAGTGTTGTATGAGAATCAGTTAAAAGGTTTAAAAGTATTTTTTGAACAAAAGAATTCTTTACATTTATTGTGGCAACAACCTGGTATTATTAAAGATATTATTAAGAATTCTAATGTACAACGTGGATTTGGTATTCACATGAATAGAGGTAGTAATGGTGCTAACGGTATTAAAGATCA